AATGGACAACTCATACCCGATGAAATTTTAGCCCTACGAATTGAAAATGAAGATGACGACAGCGAAGAAGACGACGAGTAGGAAAAAACCACCTACTGTTAAAAGAGTTAAACTCCCACCCAATCCTTTTATTCATGAGATTCTTGAACTTGTGAGTGAACAGAGGACAAAGGCAAAGAGAGTTGAGATTCTTCAGGAATATAGAGATGATTCATTAACTGCTATTTTTATTTGGAATTTTGATCAGAGAGTTCAGTCTGCAATTCCTGATGGACACGTTCCTTACCAACCTAATGATGTTCCAGTAGGCACTGATCATACATCATTACGTAGAGAGTGGAAGCAACTCTATCATTTTATTAAAGGTGGTAATGATAAATTGAGTGGATTACGTCGGGAATCGATGTTCATTCAGTTGCTTGAGGGACTTCATCCAAAGGAAGCAGAAATTATTTGCTGTATAAAGGATAAGGATTTGGGATCAATATATCCTAAAGTCACTCTTGATATAGTGAAACAAGCATTTCCAGATATTGTATGGGGGAAAAATAGAGGATCATGACAGAAGAAGTTAAAGAAGAAAAGAAATTAGAAGAGAAACCACAATCAAAATCATCGTGGTCATCTGAAGAAAGGAAACTAATTTCTCAGTATGGGTGTGAGTTATTAGTAGAGGGTGCTACTAAGGAGCAGATTGGGGATCGAAAGTATCCAACTGATGCATGTGTAGTTTCATATGTTGTAAAGGACAAGGTTCATATGGATCTTTGTCGTGGTCCAAGGGTTAATATATTTGATCTTTATTTTGATAAGTTTGGAAAGGGTTCTGTTCGATCAATTGATTGGGGAAAGGGAAATGTAAGTCCTTTGCAGTGGGGATATAAAGCACCTGAGAAAAAGAAGAGGAGGAAGTGATGAAACCTGATGATGATCTTATACGTACTCAAATTAATGAACTCATTCGCGATGAGATTCAGGAAGGCATAAATGAATATGTTGATAGTAAAGAAGATTCTGATGAAAATTTAGGTTTTATTGAAAAGGAAGATGAGAAAGAGTTGAAAGTTAATATATCTAATCATGAGGTGAATAAACTTATTAAGGAATATAAGAAGATTAAGAAACGTCGGAGGTCTAATCTCCATCAGGTAAAGAAACTTGGTTTAGTTGATAAGCACGGGAGACCCTTGGATAAATAAGAAAACGCTAATTTATTATGAGTAAAATAGACACGCAGGGTATGAGTGGTCCTGCTGATCCTAGTATTAAAGTTACTGGTAAACAGGAATATAAACCTGCGATTATTACTCCAAGGAGATTGTTTACTCATGAGTATGTTAAGGAGATGAGTATTCTTATTAATGAGATTTTAGATCGACGTGAAGGGCAAATGGATTATACATCCTACTTTGATACTGATAAGTTCAAACACTTTGTTGGTGAATCTGAACCGGAGTATCGGTCATGAGACTTGGTGTCATGTGTTCTGGAAACGGCTCCAATTTTGAAAACATAGTTAGAACCTGTAGACATGATGAGGTTGTGATTATGGTTTACAACAAGAAAGAATGTGGTGCCAAAGAGAGAGCAGAGAAGTTGGGCATACCACATGTTCGGATCAAGAGTTGTTCTGAAGAGGAAATGATTACACTCTTTAAGGCATGGAGAGTAGACCTTATTGTTCTTGCAGGATGGATGAAGATTGTATCACCTACTTTGATAAATGCTTTTCCCAATAAAATCATAAACATTCATCCATCATTACTTCCAAAACACAAAGGATTGCATGTTGTTCAGAAGGCATTAGATGCTGGTGATATCGTTGCTGGATGCACAGTTCATTATGTTACAGAAGAACTTGACTCTGGTGATATAATAAAACAGGGAGAAGTTCCTATTCTTTCAGATGATACAGTTGAAACGTTAACAAAACGTATTCAACAAAAAGAGTATTGTATTTTACCTATAGCAATTAAAGATGTTAAGCAAAGATTACAGACTACGAGTTACTGAGATAGCTTGTAAGATTAGACTCAATAGAGAAGTTTCATTTGATGATATGGTGTGGTATAATAAATTAATTAAGTATAATAATCAGGCAAGAGGTATTGCTGAAAGATTAATAAATCATTAAAATTGTATTACATTATACAAAGTTACTTGCATAGATAGTATATGTGTGTTATTATTAACACATCGTTCAACCCATAAGGGTCGCAAGTAAGTCGCGGAACGGAGCGTTCATCCTATGATATCCTTCCTTCTAGCATCAACTCTCTCTTGCTCAGATGCAGAATCTCTCGTTGAGAGATTTACTACGAGAAATGTTCCTCAAGAACAGAAGGCCGAGTTGATTGAGGTTATTAAGACCAATACCGAAGCAGGATGCTGGGACGCAAACGACTAAAGGAACGGAGCTAAAATTCCAACTACTTTAGGAGTATCAAAATGGCACAAGTAACCTACCGTGGTATCAAGTATGATACTAATGACAAGCAAACTTGTCAGAAGCAGGTCTCTGAACTCACATACAGAGGCATTAAGCACGCAGAATCAAAAGTTGTGTGTGCAAGGTAAGTAACTGACTTACATACACGTTGAGAGCAGGGTTGACCCTGCTCTTTTTTTATATTATAATTAATGAGAAAGAGAATAAAATGAACAAAGCAAAACTAAAAGTTTTAGTTAGGGCTCTTAAAGAGATTGTGGATGAACTGGAATCAGAAGTATATTCTGACCCAGATGCATACACCGGTTCGGAAGGTTCTGAATTCTCTGCACCTGAACTTTCATACGATGAGGTCTTCGAAGACGATGACGGTTAAACTGATAAGTGTTACTCCAGATGCAGAAAAGACGATGGCATATGTTGCCAGAGTTTCTAATCCAAAGAACCAAGATAATGATAAGTTTGCTGGATTGTTAAGTTACTGTATCAAGCACGGACATTGGAGTGTTTTTGAGCAAGCATATATGACCTTAGAGATTAATACTACTAGGGGACTTGCTGCACAGATATTACGCCATCGTTCATTTACTTATCAGGAATTCTCTCAGAGGTATGCTGATGCTAATTTGTTAAGTCAAGAGATTCCTCTTCCTAAACTTAGAAGGCAAGATGAGAAGAATCGTCAGAACTCTACTGATGATATAGATCCTTATATTGTTCAGAAGTATGATATTTTAATGCAAGACCACTTTAAAGCATCGATGGATCTTTATAATAAGATGCTTGATGATGGGATAGCAAAGGAATGTGCAAGGTTTGTACTTCCTCTTTCTACACCAACAAGAATTTATATGACTGGTTCATGTCGTTCTTGGATACATTATATTAATCTAAGATCTGCACATGGTACACAGAAAGAGCATATGCATATTGCAGAAGCATCTAGGAAGGTATTCACTGAACAGTTTCCTGCGGTCTCAGAAGCCCTTGAGTGGGTCTAAATAAATTTACATATTATTTTACTATGCCAACATACCCAGTAATTCACAAAGAAAGTAAAGAGAAGAAAGAACTTTCTATGACGATGAAAGACTATGATCAATGGAGAAAAGATAATCCTGAATGGGATAAAGATTGGTCAGCAGGTTGTGCTAGTCAATCAACAGAGTTTAAATGGACAGGTGAAGCAAAGTCTAGTGGGTGGAATGAAGTATTAGATAGAGCATCCAAACAACCTGGTGCAAATGTCCGTAAAAACCGAGATTACAGTTTTTAAATATGCCTAGAAAAAAGAAATCAGACCAACCCATAGGCGTCGGAATGACGGCTAAGCAGATGAAAAGAAAGAAACCAATTAATGCAGATACGATGAGGGAGATCACCCCCCTCACAGAAAATCAAAAAGTTTTATTTAATTCTTATTCCGGTGATAAGAATGTTGTTGCTTATGGGTGTGCTGGTACTGGTAAGACTTTTATTACTCTTTATAATGCATTATGTGATGTTTTAAATCAAGAGACACCTTATGAAAAAATTTATATTGTAAGGTCTCTTGTTTCTACTAGGGAAATTGGATTTCTTCCTGGGGATCATGAGGATAAGTCTTGGCTTTATCAGATACCTTATAAGCATATGGTAAAATATATGTTTGAGATGCCGACTGAAGCAGACTTTGATATGCTTTATGGTAATTTGAAGGCACAAGAGACTATTTCTTTTTGGAGCACCTCATTTATCAGGGGCACCACTCTTGATAAAGCAATTATTCTTGTAGATGAATTTCAAAACTTGAATTTTCATGAACTTGATAGTATAATGACAAGAGTTGGTGAGAATTCTAAGATTATGTTTTGTGGAGATGCTACTCAGTCAGATTTAATTAAACAGAACGAGAGGAATGGCATTATAGATTTTATGAGAATTCTTAGATTGATGCCGTCAGTTGATCTTATTGAATTTGGTGTTGAAGATATTGTTCGTTCTGGATTGGTCAAAGAATATATCCTTGCGAAATTAGAAATGGGTATGTAATGAATAAGAAAGTATATTATGTTGGGGTTGATACTCCTGGTGATTGCATTGCTAGGGACAAACTTGATGATCTTTATGTTCATTCAAAGTGTCCTTGTGTGGGGCATAAACTCGATAGAGTATTTGTAGTACATTCACCTATTGATTTTGAAATTTATGTTGATAGAAAACCAGGTGAGAATCGTATTACATGTACCGATGCTGATTTAATGGAGTTTGATGATGATTATTTTCTTTCACCAAACCCTGTTCTTCAGTTGATGATTGCGCAGTTTTTATTTTGGACAGAGGAAGATGATATTTGGTTTGAGTTTAATGATCATCCAATGACGTCATTAAATAATAATTTTGTTGCTATTGGTGGGTGGTTCAATTTATCTAATTGGTCAAGGACATCAAGTCTTGCATTCACTGTAGTTGATGAGACTAAACCAGTTATTATTAAGAAAGGTGATCCTGTTAGTAGGATACGGTTTTATCCTCCTGACTTGCGTGATGGGATTATTCTTCAAGAGGAAAAGGATTCTCGAATATCTGAGGAGATAAAGGAGAGGTATATAAAGAAGAAAAAGAAAGAGAAACCAGATGATTGGAGATCAAAGTTGTTTTCTAGAACAACTAAGACTAGTAAATGTCCTGTGAGTTTTTTATTTGATAGGGGGAGGGGATTTCAATGACTTTTATTCATGAAAATCATTTAGGTGATTTAGAACTAGAAAAGAAAGAGACTAATGGGATGAGGTTATACAATCTCCCTGATGGGCAATGGGTCCCCTCTATTACTTCAGTAACTTCCTTTTATAATCGACAGATCTTTATTGACTGGAGAAAGAGAGTTGGTATTGAAGAAGCAAATCGTATTACTAAGAAGGCAACCACCCGTGGAACAGATTTTCATGAAGCTGCTCAGGCATATTTGGAAAATAGAGATTTGGTGTGGGAGGATTACCTTCCTGCTACTAAGTTTATGTTTTATCATGCTGCACCATATCTGGATAAGATAAATAATATACACGCTATAGAAAGAACCCTTTACTCAGAGTACCTTGGTCTTGCAGGTAGAGTTGATTGCATTGCTGAGTATGAAGGCGAGCTAGCGGTGATAGATTTTAAGACATCAACAAAGATTAAACCTGAGAAATGGATGGAAAACTATTTCGTTCAGGAGATGTTTTATGCATCAGCATATTATGAGTTGACTGGAATTCCTGTTACAAAACTCATTACCTTAATGGTAACACCAGGTGGAGAGGTAAAAGTATTTGACAAAAGGAACAAAGGGGACTATATTAAATTATTAGTACGATATATAAAGGAATTTGTATCTCACAATACGGGGACATAGAATGGAGAATGAATTAGAAAAGGCATTTGAGAATAAGTTCTTTTGTCCTTCACGGTTTGCACAAGAGATTGAAAGCATGGTACAAGTTCATGAAGAGATGAATTATATTGATGCGATAGTTTCTTTTTGTGAGAGTAATGCTATTGATTTAGAATCAGTTCCTAAACTTATATCTAAACCTCTTAAAGAAAAAATTAAATACGAAGCACAAGAGTTAAACTTTTTGAAGCGCACTAGCCGTGCGAAATTGGTTTTTTAATTCCATAAAAGGGCGAAAAAAACTCTGGCAAAAAAATGCCTCTATTACTTTTTTATGATGCCATTTGAAGCCTATAAATGTTACCTTGCGATGAAGAATCACTTCACGAAGGATAATTATGATTACTTGAAGTATCATGGTAAAGTTAGAGCAACCAATCAGGCTTTTTATAAACGACGGGATAGATTTTGGTTTGAGAAGTTTGCAAGAAAGAAAAGTGATAAGGAAGTAGAAGAATTTTTTGTTGCTAATTTTACATCTTGTCCTGATCCAGAGTCATTGTGGATAGGAGAGATGATAAAAGAGGGGGAAGGTAGATATCAAGATTGGCAGAAGAAAGTTCAGTCATTATCATATGTTTTTAGGGAAGAATCGGAGAGTCTTTTTGCAGACAATAAGGTTGATGATGTATTTGATTGTAGTAAGGGACATCCTATTGTATTGAAAAAGTTCTTGGGTGGAAACATAAGCTTGGAAAGTTTGGTAATCTATGATAGAATACTGGGGTACGGAAAGGAATTTGATAAAAAACTGAAGGACCCAGTGTGGGAAACCGTCAGTAGGAGGGTGAAAAAATATTCACCTTTCCTAAATATTGATGTATTCCGTTATAAAAAAATCTTAAAGGAGGTAGTTATCGATGACTCTTGAAAATAGTGAAGTTCTTGAGAATCTTCAGGAACAATTGAAAACAGTTAATGAACAGTATGAAACTCTTTCTGTTACTCGTCTAAAACTTCTTGGTGCAATTGATGTACTAGAGCAGATTGAAGGTAGTAAAGAAGAAGTATCTGAAACTGGAACTGTTGAGGTTGTTGATAATGAGGGCGGTACTGAATGAGTTTCTTTGATTCAGAAATCGTTAGAGCAGAAATGGCAGAAATTCAAGAACTTCAAGAAGAAGTTTATGGATCTGTTATGAACTTTGCTCTTATGGATGATGATGATAAGGTAGATCATATCGAACTTTTAGAGAGACTCATTGATAGACAAAAGATTCTTTATGCAAGATTGAGTTTATCTGATGATCCTGAGGCAAAGAAATTGAAAGATGAAATTACCAAGTCTGCTATTGTGATGGGACTCCCAGACAATGTGGATATGAATATCATTTTCAATCAAATGACTCAAATGGTTAGCATGATGAAACAACAACTTGACATTTCCTAAAAATAATCCTAAAATAACAAAGTACAAAAAGCCAAATCCAATTTAATCCGAGGTAATCCGAATGTCTTTCGCAAGTCTAAAGAAGCAGTCTTCGCTTGGGTCGTTGACCGCTAAGTTAGTCAAAGAAGTAGAAAAAGTTAATAACTCTGGTGGAGGTGCAGATGAGCGTCTCTGGAAACCAGAACTAGATAAAACAGGAAACGGTTATGCTGTTGTCCGATTTTTACCCGCACCAGATGGGGAAGAAATTCCCTGGGCAAAGTTATACTCCCATGCCTTTCAAGGACCTGGTGGGTGGTACATTGAAAACTCTTTAACCACTACTGGTGGTAAAGATCCAGTCTCTGATTACAATAGAGAACTCTGGAACAGTGGTAATGAGTCTGATAAGGACGTTGTTCGTAGACAGAAGCGTAAGTTGTCCTATTATAGCAACATTTATGTTGTTAAGGACCCCGTTAATCCTGATAAAGAAGGTAAAGTCTTCCTGTTTAAGTTTGGTAAGAAGATCTTTGATAAGGTCATGGAGGCAATGCAACCTGAGTTTGAGGATGAGAGTCCAATCAAT